GGCGAGCAGCTGTCGTATGTCGGCGTCACGGTTCCCGATGGACGGATGCACGAGACGTTTTTCTCCAACGTCTGGATGCTGCCTAACGGCGAAGTGATCAAGGCGGTGCTACAGCCGATCAACGGCGTGACCTGGCCGTACCACCTGTATTACTTCGACAAGGACGAGACCAGCATTTTCGGCGACGGCCTGGCTTCGATCATGCGCGATGACCAGACCATGATCAATGCCGCAGTCCGGATGGTTCTGGACAATGCCGCGCTGACCGCTGGCCCGCAGTTTGAGGCCAACATGAAATTGCTGTCAGCGGCGGAAAAGGCCGATGACATGTACCCGTTCAAGATTTGGAAACGCAACGGCGAAGACCCGAATTCTCCGGCCATCCGGGTGCTCGACGTGCCGAATGGCCTGGAAGAGTTGATGCCGATCATCAACATGTTCAAGGAAAACGCCGATGACGTGACGGCGATTCCCCGGTACATGCACGGCGAGAACGCGACTCAGGGCGCGGCCGGCACTGCATCCGGCATGTCGATGCTGATGGCATCTGCATCAATCGTGATGAAGGATCTGATTACCAGCTACGACGAGGGCGTGACGCAGGGATTCATCGAATCGCTGTACCGCTGGAATATGCAGTTCAACCCGGACAACGATTGCAAGGGTGATTTCGACATCAAGGCGCGTGGCACCGCATCGCTGATGGCCAAGGAGGTCCGAGCGCAGCAATTGGACCAATTCGCGGCGTCTACTGCCAACCCGGAAGATGCTCCCTACGTCAAGCGCGAAGAACTGCTGCGCCAGCGCGCCGAGGCCCACGATCTGACGAACATCATCAAGACCGAGGAAGAGGTCGAGGCAGAGCAGAACGACCAAGCGGCCCAGCAGCAGGCGAAGATGATGCAGAAAATGCAGGAACTCGAAATGCGGCTCCGCGCGGCTGAACTGGACAAGTTGAACGGTGAAATCTCCGTGCTGACGGCAAAGGTCGAGCAAATCCACGCGCTTACCGTCAAGACCAATGTCGATTCCGCTTATGCCGGCATGCAGGCGGGCGGCGTCGCTACCGAGCGGCCTGAAATTGCGCCGGCCGGCGATGCGATTCTGAAGTCGGCCGGATTGAAAGATCACACGCCGGCAGAGGGCAGTGTTCCAGCCGGAACGCCGCTTGCGCCGAACGACATTCCGCCGACGCCGCAGCAGGGGCAGATGCCGCCAGCAGCCGATACCGCTAACCCGCAGGGCGCTGCAGTTGGCGCCAATGTCGGGCAGCAGGTTGGAGAGCATGCCGGGATCCAGACACCGGAGATCGAGGCATGAAGAATCCTGAGCAGCTGCGGGCGGAGCTGACGACGGGTGTTTCGGAACTGCTGATGTTCCGCAACAGCGACCAAATGCGGCAGTGGATCTCGGTTTTTGATTCATTGATCGCCAGTTATCACCAAGACCTGATGACGGTGACTCCGGAGAACCTTCAGAAAAAGCAGGGAGCATTGCAGCAGATCGTGGCTCTGCGCCGCCTACTGTGCGAAAACAGTATCGACATACCGATCAGGATTTAAAGAATCATCCGCCAAGAAAGCCGCCTAGCGCGGCTTTTTTTGCGCCCAGTTTCAAGCCGATGCCGGATTCCCCGGCTTTTACTACCAAGCCAACAGGAGCACACGCAATGGCAACCAGCGATCAGGAAATGAAGGACGGGCAGGCCGAGTTCGAGGACGAATTCAACGCGTCGGACAAGGTGAAGCCAGAACAAACCGAAGATGAGGCGTTCGGCCTGACGCCGGAACCCGAGGCAGGTGCCGCCGCCGCTGCTACCGCACCGGCGGATGAGGCAGCGGCCACTGGTGCGGCTGGCGTCGATGCGGCTGCCGCAGCAGCGGCGGCAGTCGATGCGGCCAAGGAAGAACAGCGCCTGCGTTCCTGGGAAGGTCGGCTGAAGGCCAAGGAGGCCGAGTTGGCCGCGAGGGAGGCGGCAGCCGATACCACCAACGTCGGAGAGCAGCAGGCCAGCGAAGAGGCCGGCGAAACGTCTGGCGAAGAAGCTGCCGAGCAGGACGATCCGGGCAAGGCGCTGGCGGAGGATTTTGGTGAGGACTTCGTTGATCTGCTGAAAAAGCTGATCAGCAAGATTTGCGCGGATACCGTTGGCAGCGGCGTCGGCAACGTCGAGGCGACGGTCAATCAGGTGATCGAAGAACTGCGCATCGAGCGCCAGGAAAACCACTTCAAGCGCATCGCCGAAGCGCACGAGGATTTTCTGGAGATCGTCGATTCCCCGGAGTTTGCCGCATGGATGGCGGCGCTGACTGCCGATGAGCAGGCGGCGAATGCGGCCATCATCGAGTCCGGCAGCGCCCAGCAGATCATCGACATGCTGACCAAGTTCAAGCAGTCGAAGGAAATCGGCGATGACGGCGCGCTCGATGGCGCTGAGGGCGTCCGCTCGACCGGCATGAAGCTGCCGCCTCCGGCAAAAGATGGCAACGACGACTACGCCGCCGCCTGGAACGAATCGTAAGAAGTAGGACTGTGCCGGCGCAGAGCACCGGAAACGCTGCTGTTGGCGACTCAACAGGACCACAGAACAACGGCCAGCGGCCGGACACATGGATTGCGATACGCCTCACAGCGCCGCAACGAATCCGTGCGCCCCAAGCCAAGGCCGTTTGTTTATGGCACGCGCAAGGACAGGTTTGTGCCCCCTTGAGTGATTGCCGAATCGACTGTCGGTGAATTTTCGATTTTGCTCCCATTCTCTTTAAGGAAACACTCATGGGTAATACCGTCTATGGCGATATTTCGCCGCGTACCGCCGCCTATGCGGAAAAGGAGCTGCTGAAGCGGGCCATCCCGTTCCTGGTGCTGGAGAAGTTCGGCCAGTCCAAGCCGCTTCCGGCCAACAACAGCAAAGCCATCACCTTCCGGCGCTATTCCGCGCTCGACCCGACCCCGACCACGCTGACCGAGGGCGTGACTCCAGGCGCTCTGACCCTGCAGAGCACCGACATCACGTGCACGCTGTCGCAGTACGGCTCGCTGGTGTCGATCTCGGACGTGATTCTCGACACGCACGAGGATGACGTGCTCGGCGAAACCATCGATTTGCTGGGCGAGCAGGCGGCTCAAATGATCGAAAAAATGCGCTTCGGCGTGCTGCGCGCTGGCACCAACGTGGTGTACGGCAATGGCTCGACGCGCGCGGCGGTGAACACCCCGATTTCTCTGGCCGCTCAGCGCAAGATCACCCGCGCGCTGAAGCGGCAGAACGCCGAGCAGATCACGAAGGTGATCAAATCGACGCCGGCATGGGGCACCGAAGCGGTTGCCAAATCGTTCATATGCGTGATCCACCCGGACATGGAGTCGGATGTGCGCAACATGGTCGGCGCGGACGGGAAAATCGTATTCGTCCCGGTCGAAAAATACGGTTCGATGGTGCCGTATGAGAACGAGATCGGCAAGGTCGAGGACGTGCGCTATCTGTCGTCGACCATCTTCGCGCCGTTCAAGGACGCTGGTGGCAATGCGGCAGCCGATCCCGACGACGACAGTGCGAAGGACATGCTGTCCTCGACCGGGACCAAGGCGGACGTGTACCCGGCGCTGTACTTCGGCGCCAACGCCTACGCCATCGTCGCGCTGAAGGGCATGTTTGCCCTGACGCCGATGGTGGTGAACCCGAAGCCGACCGACTCCGACCCGATGGCGCAGCGTGGCCACGTGGCGTGGAAGGCGATGCAGGGCGCGGTCATCCTGAATGACCAGTGGATGTGCCGGGGCGAGTTCGCGGTTACCGCCTAATCCGCCGGCCGTTGGCGGCCCGAGCGCATCCGGGCCGCCTACGTACCCATGAATAAACAGACCCGCTTCGGCGGGTTTGTTTTTTTCAACGCAATCAAAGAGGTAAAAAATGAAAGTGAAAGAACCGAACGCTGCAGCAGCTGGTACCGGTACGAACACGACCGCAACATCCGTCACGACGATCGATGATGCCCCGGAGGTTGCTTCGGAGAAGAAGGTCGATGCGATCGCCGTCCCCGACATCGGAAACAACATGAGCGGGGATCGCCTGGACGTGACCCTGCACCAGGGAGAGGGCGAAGCCGGTTCGCAGGCCGTGTTCATCGGCCTCAATGGTCAAGGGTTCAACATGCCGCGCGGTATCCGCGTCAGCGTCCCGGCTGAGGTTGTCCACATCCTCGAAAACGCCGAGCAGACGGTCTACGACACGACCAAGGGCAAGACGGTCGAGCGCCAGATCAAGCGCTTCTCCTACACGGTTCACGGCCCGTCGCCGAAGGCGAAGAAGTAAGCGAAATGGCCAGTCTGAGCGACTTCCTGCCGTATGTGCTGCCGTTTGTCGATGGGTGCTCCGAGCCGATGGCAGAGCAGCACATACGCGATATCTGCATCGACTTTTGCGCACACTCGGGAGTCGTTCAGTTTTCCGTTGACCCAATCGATGTCGTTCAAGGGCAGGTTGATTACGACATCGATACGCCTATCGGGACGGTGACACACCTGATTCATGAAGCGTGGTTCCAGTGGCGTCCGCTGGGGGTTTTCAAAACCGGCGACATCGCAAACAGGCCGGAGTTGTATTTCCCTCAGCCAGGCAGCGCGGGCGGCACGCCAGTCGCCATCAAGCAGGGGCCGGACAACACTTTCAAGCTGGACATAGCCCCAGCCGAATCCATCCCTGGCGCAATCGTGTTGCTGGTATCGACCAAGCCGACGCGCAAGGCGGCGACCGTCGATGACCTGTTGCTGTCCGATTACGCCTATGAAATCGGGCAGGGAGTCGCGGCGCGCTTGATGCGGATTCCCAAAAAGGAGTTCAGCGACCCCGCCAGTTCGATGGCCTGCGAACAAATTTACCAATTGGCGCGCGCCACAGCACGTATTCGCGCAGAGCAATCGTTTGGGCGCACTACGTCGCGCGTGAGGCCTAGGAGGTTCCAATAATGGGCACCATTACTGTCGCCTCGATCATCAATAAAGCGGCGATCCTGATTCTGGACGCGGATGGCGTGCGCTGGCCAGACGAAGAAATGCTGGGCTGGTTTAACGATGGGCAGCGCGAGGCTGTGATTTTCAAGCCGAATGCATTTGTCAAAAACACAAATATTGCGCTCGTAGCCGGCACAAAGCAGCGATTGCCGGACGATTGCAACACCCTTTTTGAGCTGGTGCGCAATACCGGGGCTGATGGAAACACACCTGGCATGGGAATCAGCATTGTTGATCGTCGCCTGCTGGACGCGCAGAGTCCCGATTGGCACCTGGGGAAGGGGGCCAAGGCCGTAGTACGGCACTACACCTACAACCCGCTCGATCCCAAAACGTTCTACGTCTACCCGGCATCCCCCGGAGGGGTTTTTGTCGAGGCCGCATATAGCGCGGTTCCGCCAGCAGTCAGCAAAACGGGGGTGATCGGCCTTGACGACATTTACGCGGGTGCGCTGCTGAATTACCTGTTGTACCGGGCCTATAGCAAGGATACGGAATTTGCGGCCAATGCTGCGAGTGCGGATAGGTTTTATCAAGCATTCCTATTGAATCTAAATGGAAAAACTGGCGGCGACGCGGGCGCCCCTAGATCAGGGCAGTCGTAGAAGCTGGTTCCAAACAAAACCATAACGTCAGAAAATGATTACTACTGTAGATGTCCACATCGTAGCAAGCGATCAAAACGGCAACCGGATGGCTGGTGCGCCGATCAGCGCCCGTCTGAGCGGTATTGAAGTGGATGTGACAGGCGGTTATGTGTTCCCGGAGATTGTGAAAGCGACCGCCGACGCCAATGGCGAAGCGACGCTGTCGCTGTGGCCGAACGCACTGGGATCGACCGAGACATTCTACGAGTTCAAGATCACGAATCCCGATACCGGAAAGACAGGAAAGATCGAGGCGACTATCCCGAATGCGGATTGCGAATTGCATTTGGTCGCCAACTTGCCGCCATATCCGGGTAAGAGCGATGGCCAACTGGCCGTCGATGTTGCGGTTGCTGCGGGCGCTGCCGCCGCTCTGGCGCGGGATGCTGCGGCTGTCAGTGAGCAGGCGGCTGCGGATAGTGCCATGGCTGCCAGCGAATATGCTTCCGGTCTGGATAACGCAGTTCAGGCCGCTGCCACCAGTGAAGCCAATGCGCTCGGCTCCGCATCTGCCGCCGCCGTGTCGGCCGCGGATGCGCTGGGATCAAAAGATGCTGCAGCCGTCAGTGCTCAATCGGCATCGGACAGTGCTGATGCAGCGGGAGATGCTCGCCAGGCGGCGCAAACTGCTGCTGGATCAGCTCAAACCAGTGCGGAATCTGCTGATGCGCGCGCCACTGTCGCAGAAGAAAAGGCGGAGAACGCAGCCGCTTCGGCTATCGCGGCTGCGGATAGTGCTCTGGCCGCTTCCACGTCCGAACAGAACGCTTCCGATTCTGAAAACGCTGCGGCGATCAGCGCCGGCAACGCGGAGATTTCCGAAAACGCCGCTGCGCAGAGCGCGGGCGATGCCTCGGACGCCGCCGCTTCGCTCACAGCATCGCTATTCGCATTGCGACGGCTGTATCTCGGCGAACACGAAGAAGACCCGGCGGTTGATGGCAACGGCAACCCTCTCGTCGAGGGTGCCAGCTATTTCAATACGGTTTCCAACAAAGCGCGCGTCTACAGCGAAGGTGCTTGGGGCGATTACGATGCCACCGCACAGGCTGCAACACAGAGCGCGGTACTCGCCGCGACTGCCGCTGCGCAAAGCGAATCGAACGCCGGGAGCAGCGCCTCCGCTGCTGCGGCATCCCGCACGGCTGCCGAAATTGCGAAGGCGGCTGCCGAACTCGCAGCAGAAAATCTCGATAACGCCGTAGAAGATGCCGAAGATGCGCGCGATGTGGCGCAGCAGGCGGCGGCCGATGCCCACGCCGATGCGATCGCTGCCAGTAATTCTGCAGCGGATGCGCAAGCCGCGATGGCAGGGAAGATGAACGTCATGAACCCGACTTATTCCGGGATTCTTTCCGGTGGCGGGATTCACGTTGATTCAGCTGGGATATGGGCTGATTTTCACGCACAAAGTGCCAGTAGTTCGTACATGTCTTTTCGGAAAGGCGGGTCTAGTAATTTTGTCGGATTACTTGGTACTGACGGAGGAGGTGCTGTTGCTGGCGGCAGTGGGAATAATTTTGCTGTTCGATCAACTGGCGATTTGATTCTTACGGCTGATAGTGGTTGTGTACGCGCGCCAACTTCTTACGGTTGCGGACTTGGAACGCTATCTTTACCGTTTGGTGATTCATGGAGTTCTTCATGGTCAACAAGAGCCGAGTCCGCAAATGATACTGAACGACCATGTTTTCGTGCTTGTCGTTCTGATGGCACACAATCCCATATTTGGGGGATTGATACTGATGACGATCCTGTTTTATGGTTGTATAACACGGGTGGAGCCCATACAAGTCAAATCAAATTCGCCAAAACATACGGCGGAATGGTCGGCAACATCGCAGTAAATAACGCGCTAAATGCATACGGTTCTATAGCGGTGGTAGGATCGAAGAATGGGTATGCAGGGATTGACTTTCCAGTTATGGGTAATGGTTCCGTTTTGATGACGAACGGAACTATATGTGGGTGGTATAGCAGTGGGGGTGGTTGGCTATTTACAGCAGATACCAGTGGAAATTTCACGGCCACTGGCAATTTTGGAGCATATTCAGACGAGCGCCTGAAGAAAGACTGGCGACCAGTCTGCAAGGATTTTGTTCGCAAATGGGCGAAGGTAAAGCGCGGTATTTTCACGCGCATCGACACCGGCGAAGTGCAGGCCGGTTTGGGCGCACAGAGTGCCCAGAAGGTATTGCCGCAGGTGGTTTCCGAGGTCTACACGGACGCTGAGAAAACCAAGAAAATTCTGTCGCTCAACTACGGTGCCGCCGCCGCCGTCGCCACCGGGGAGATTGCTGAATACGTCGTCGCACTCGAAGACCGGATCATCGCGCAAGAAAAACAGATTGAAGAATTGTGCGCAATGGTGCAATCGCTCGCAGAGAAGGTAGGTCTATGACTACGCCGGCTTCTGGACTGATTTCTGCCGACGACATCCTTGCCGAATTGGAGTTGCCAGCGCACAGCGCCATATCCCTAAACGATAGCCGCGTCAGGTTATTGGCGAATAAGCCGTCAGGGGCAATTTCTTCAGCGGACTTGCGGAACAAGACGTATTTGTATCTTATCTCTGGGAATAGCTCTGGGAGTGTCGGGTTCTGGGCCGGCTCAATGGGGGGGATATCCAAAACGGCGGTACGTGGTTTCAACATACAAAACATAACTATCACCGCCGGAATTCTGTCCGTTTCCTTCCCAACCAATACGAACCTTGCAAATGTCTTTCAAAGCATAGTTGTGGGCGGGCAGGTATTTCAAAGATCGGACGCTAGTGTCAGCGGCCCAATGGCATCGTGGGGCACCACATTAACTGACCCCAGCGGCCCAATCTACTTCCGCTGACATGATTATCCAGACGAACTTCGTACCAAAAAATTTTGACGCCATTACCGTATGGCCGTTCATCCTCGTCCGCCAGCAGTACGCCAACGATCAGGGGCTGATCGCACATGAAATGGTGCATTACCGAGAGCAGCGCCGTGTTCTGGTGCTTCCGTGGCTGCTGCGCTACTGGCTGTCGAAGAAATTCCGGTTCGCCGCCGAAGTGCGCGGCTACCGGAGGCAGATTGAAGTCGGTGGGATCAGCGCAACGGCCGCAGCCGACATGCTGCTGCAGTATGGCCTGGGCATCACGCATGCCGAGGCGATCGAGAAATTAACGGCATAGCCTCGGCCAAAAAGAGTAGCCCCATCCAACCCGCTTCGGCGGGTTTTTTTACGCCCTGTGAACGCTCCATGCTAAAAACTCAAGTCACTCCAGCAGAGGCAACCAGCTACGCCGGCAGCGCCATCTCGATCGTTTCGTCGCTGACGCTCACCGATATCGGGATCCTGATCGGTATCGCTACCGCGCTGCTGACGCTCGCGGTCAATGTCTACTTCGCTGCACGCAAGGATCGGCGTGAGCGGGAAGAGCATGAATTGCGGATGCGGTCGATGGAGCGGCAGCCATGAGCGTGAAACAACGTATCGCCGTTGCGCTGCTGTCGCTGTCGGCGGCCGGCTTCGCTGCTTGGCAGGCATCCGAGGACTTCAGCCCATCGCCCTACGTTCCGACAGCCGGCGACGTGCCGACCATCGGCTATGGTTCGACACACTACGAAGATGGCCGGCCGGTGACGATGGCCGATCCGCCGATCACGCGACAGCGCGGCGAGATTCTGGCGCGCAATTTGATGAGCGCCGACGAAAAGCGGTTCCGGGAATCGTTGCAAGGCGTCGATCTGCACCAAGAGGAATACGACCTGTACCTGGATTTCGTCGGCCAGTTCGGCATCGGCAACTGGCTTGGCTCGACGCCACGCCGGCAGCTGATCGCTGGGAACTACGCCGAAGCCTGCGAGGCGCTGCTGATGTGGCGGAATCAGGGTGGACGGGATTGCTCGCTTCCGCAGAACTGGGGGCCGCAGGGCTGCAAAGGCGTGTGGACGCGCCAATTGAAGCGTCATGACAAATGCGTGGCGGCTCAATGACCGCCAATTTCAACAAAAGGAGAATCTCGTGAACGACCAAGCAATCGAACAGGAAATCCATGGAAAGATCGCGCGCGAGAATGCTATCGCCAAAATCTGGCCCCTCATGGGCCATGAGTTGCGTAGCAAGCTGTCCAAATGAGCTTTCAGGCCATCACGCACTTGATCGCTGCTGCTATCGCAGCGGCAGCCGTCTGGTTTTTTCAGGATGCACGTTGGTCGGCAGACGTTTCCGAACTGCGAATGACGCAAAGCGACGCCCAGTTCAAGGCCATATCGAAAGTGCGCGCCGACGAGCGCGCGATCGCCTCAAGATATCAAGGAGCCCTGAATGCTGCCCGTGTTCGTGAATCGCTGCTACGCACTGAAATCGATCATCTGCACGCTGTTTCTGACGGCCTGCGTGAGCAAGCCTCCGATGCCGCCCGCCGACTCGCCAGCGCTACCCCCGGTGCCGTCCTTGACTACGCCATTGCCCTCAATTCCGTATACGACGACTGCCGCGCAGCGTATGGGGACATGGCAGAAAAAGCTGCAGGACACGCGCTTGATGTCCGAACCTTGAGCGATGCGTGGCCGGCGAACAGCCGCCCCGAGTAAATCCTATAAATTTGGCAGGGCGACTTCCGTGGCATCTTGGAGGCTCGATACTTGCCGGCATCCAAAACTGTAGAGGCAATGCCGAAATGGCTGCATTCAAGATCGATCGTTTCGGCGGGATATACCCAAAAATTCCCGATAGCCTGCTGCAGGATGGGGCGGCCAGTATCGCGGAAAATTGCGATTTCGCCTATTCGGAACTGCGCAACACAAAGGGCGGCTATCGGGTGCAGACCATGGCCAATGCGCCGGCAAGTCTGTACACGGATGACGGCTTGAGGTTTTATTCTTGGGAAGATCGCGTACATGCCGTGCGCTCGCCGCTTGCGCGCGACACTTTCAACCGGTTGTACTACACGACGCCAACCGACTTCCGGGTGACATCGCGCGACGGCATGCAGGTTGGCGGAGGGGCCCCGGCATCCAGCTATCGGGTCGGAGTTCCGCGCCCGACGATCGCGCCAGCTCTGAGTATCCCGTCTATCCCTCCGCTGGATAACGCGACCATGACTGTGCGCTTCCATTACGAATATGGCGGGATCAAGTACCAAGAGCAAGACATTGCCCTGACGGAAATCACGCCAAATGAGCTGTGGCGGTTCGACCCTCCGGCGCGCGATGATGCTGCCAGCAATATCCCTAAAGGGCAGTTTCTTGCCACTGCTTATTGGGTTGAGCCGAGCGGAGAGGGGAGTGATGTGTTTGGACAGTGGGTCGGGGTCGCTGGAATTTCCGATCCCACTCCAGCGACGATCAAGGTCATCAGCGGCGGTTCCATCATGCTGACTGGTCGCCCGTCGAACCCTACTCAAATGGTATCTACAACCCGGGTGAAAGACGAGCTTGGCCAGATTCATGAGGTCGAGTCGCTGTTTTCTCTGGCGGAATTTGCGGTCCGAAAGCCAACCAGCGCGGAGGAAGAAGAACAGCCATCGGCGACGCCAGAGCAAGCATTCCCCGTCATCAGGATGACGGCAACGGATGCGGACACCAACGAGATTTTGTTCGACATATACAGCGCCAATTCATCGCTGGCGACAAACAGCGTTTGGAGCCTGGCGCTGGCAAGGGAGGATGCTCCGGCTACCGGTTACACGGTCACGCTATCGTCTGGCGCGGCCGAGGCAGACAAAAGAACCCGCGCCTACGTTTTCACCTACGCCAACATCTACAACGAAGAAGGGCCGCCGAGTCCGCCAGCGACGATAACGACTGGCGCGCTGATGCCGGTGGAGGTGGTCTGCACGCGCGACGATCTGACGGCGGATTATGCGCCGATCAAGGAAATACGCATCTACCGGACATCGGACGATTCCGATATTGCCGACTATTTCTATGATGGATCGATTCCGGTCCTGACGGAACCTGGAGCGGAATTTAGTTTTACCGATGACGTGAAGGCGGCCGGGCTGAATGAGCCGATATCGTCGATGGACGCCTACCCACCGGATCCCGGCCTTGTCGGGCTGATGGCGTTGCCGAACGGCATTCTGATGGCATGGAAGGGGAATGAACTGCATTTCTCTGAGGCGTATCGGCCTTGGGCATGGCCTCCGGAGTATGTCAAAACCTTCACGCACAACATCGTTGGCACTATAGCCCATGGTTCTGGTGCACTGGTGACGACCATTGGGCAGCCGTTCTTGATATCTGGCGTGTCTCCAGACTCTATGACAGACCGCCCGTTGTCGGTGCCCCAGGCCGGAGTATCGCCATACGCAATGGCAGACTTGGGAGGGGCTATTGTGTATGCCAGCCACGATGGAATCGTTGCGGTCGAGGGAGGGCAGGCCACGCTCTCCTACTCCGAGCAGTTCTTTACTCGGGATGTATGGCGCGCTCGTTGCAATAACGCGATGGAGTCGATGGTCTTTGCGGTATGGGATGGCCGTTTGATCGTCTATTCCAGCACAAACGCATTCAAGGCGTTCATGCTGCGGTTGGATGAGGCAAAGGGATCGATGACGGACCTCCCTGGGTTCGCGGCCAAGTGCTCATTCGTTTCGCCGGTCACGGACCTCTTCTACTACGCTTCTGGTACCGGGTTGTTTCAGTTCGCAGGCGGCTGCGATATTAAAGCAACGTGGCAAAGCCGAGAAGCAGTGTTCCCCGAGCCGCTCAACTTTGGTTTCGCTCAGGCGGTTTGCAATGGGGCGTGGACGGTGTCGTTCATTGCCGATGGCGTGCCGCGCTATACCAAGACGATAGCAGGAACGCAAAGTTTTCGCCTGCCGGCCGGCTTCAAGTCGGATCGCTGGTATCTGAAAATTTCCGGCACGGGCCGCTTCCGTGAGTTGCGCATCGCTCAAAGTGCGCGCGAGCTAAGTTTGGTATAGCCCAATGGCATCGGCACAGAAACTTCCCGTGATACCTGGCATTGATCTATCGGCGCTGGACGCCATTTCCGATCGCAATGTACGTGACGTGCTGCGGGCGTTGGTGGACGGCTGGCATGTGCGCAACGGTAGTGCCGGCAACGGCGAAAACCGTTTCGTGACCGCTGCCGAAGTCGGCCTGTCCAAGGGCCGCCCCACCATGCCGGCCGGCGGCGGGTACGGGAACAACGCATCGAATCCCGGCAACACCACGATCCGGCCGGCAGATGTGGCCCGCATCATCAACGATCTTCAGGCTCAGGTGATCGAATCTCCGCTGTTCAAGGAATTGGGGCGGAGGGTCGATTTGATTGACCAACCGGGCGGCCTCATCGCCGGGCAGGCGGCTGAAAGCACCTTCCGTACCGGCAGCGATAACGCGCTGGCGGAGGCCGTCAATAAGATATGGTCCTCAGTTGGCGACAATTCCGCCCTTGTCGAGGGTGGGTCGCAAGTCATTTCAAATTCGGCCGGCGCGGCAGCTTCACGCTGGAACCAGACCCAGGCGGCGATTAAAGACGAGGACGGGAACTATATTTCGTCCGCAGCTGTGCGGCAGACTGCATCCACGGCGGTCAACAAGCTTGGCGAGATCGAACTGAAGTGGGTCGTCAATATGGACGGCGGCGGGCTGGCGACCGGGTTTCGGCAGGCTGGTTTTGGCATGATCGGTTCTGGCGCGGAGAGCGGCCCAACCTACGCCTTTGGTGTGCGCGCGGATAATTTCTGGATTGCCAGCCCCGGCCAGGATGGCGTGGAGGCGCCGCCGCCTGATCAGGTGCCGTTCATCGTTCGCACCACGGGTAGCACCATCAACGGCGTGTACGTGCCTGCCGGCACGTATATAAAAGACGCCTTTATTGGGACTATCACGGGGGAGAAAATCACCGCGAAGTCCATTACAGCAGACCAGATTGCTGCCAATGCGATCACAGCCGGCATGATCCGGGCCGATACGATCGTCACCGACAACCTGGTGTCGGATGCGCTGACAGAGGCCGATGATTTCCCGTCCGGCGTAGTGCATGGCACAGCGTTTTCAGTAACGCGCACATCCAAGGTCATGCTGCTATTCAGCTTGCCGGGACCAGCCGGCGGCCAGTGGGACCAGTCGCGGCTATACAGCTGCGGCGTCCAGGGCGTGCGCGTGGCCAGCACGTTCACGGCGGGGCCGGCGACGACAATGGCGGTGTCAATGACGCTGCCGCCCGGCACTTACTACATTCATTTCCAGGTGGCGGTCTGGCTTGAAGGTGAGTCAGGTGGGTCGTGGGGTTCATCGGTGAACATCACCACTCTGACCGGCTCGTGTTTCATCCTGAAGGTGAAGAAATGACACCGGTGACGATCTTCGACAACGACGGCCGCATCACGCTGGCGGCCGAAGTGTCTGATTCCACACTGGCGCTGTACGAAATGATGTACGTCGGCCGCATCGTGACCGGCGCGATGGCCAACCCGCAGACCGAGTATATCGTCGACGGGAAAATCCAGCCACGCCCGGGTAGCCCGGTCGCGTTGACTGGCGGCACGCTGGCCAACTTGCCGATGCCCTGCACGATCACGATCAATGGCACGGCTTATCCGTGCGAAGACGATGGCGCTGAACTCGATCTGTTATACCCAGGCATTTACAAGATCAAGGTCTTCGCTTTCCCTTATCTGGATGCCGAATTCGAGGTGACGATATGAAGATCACGCACGTTGAAGATTATCGCGTCCTTCGTGAGGCGGCCTATCCGCCGCTGACCGACCTGGCTGATGCGCTGTACTGGCAGGCGCAGGGGGACGATTCCAAGATGGCCGCGTATCTGGCCGCCTGCGCTGCGGTCAAGGAGCGGTTTCCGAAGTCACAATAAATATTCCGAAAAGCGCCCAAGTTTCTTTGTTGGCGCCCATAGAATTCTGCGCATCAGGTCATTGGAATCGATGCCATGCGCTGCCTCATTGCCACCTCGGCGGACCACTTCACAGTAAGCACATGACGGACGCGGCCAGCACATGGGATTCAGCGCCATGGCGGCGCGTGCGTGACGCCAACCTGCTGCGCTGGATGCTCGGGAACGATGACGCGGTGAAAACCATCGTCATGCTCTCCGCGATCTCGGAGACGTGGGATGCCCTGATTGATGGGGACGCCGTAACCAGTGATGAAGTTCATGGGGCATTTATTTCCGCCACGATCAGCCTGAACCTGAATCCATTCTATAAGCAGTGGGAGCCGATGATTACGGGCGCTGCACTGGCCGGCCTCAATGCCTGGATGGACTCGATCGCTTTGGAAAAAAGCGAATCCATCCCGGAGCGGATGCAGGCGTTCTACATCCGAAACTATATCTACGAATTGGTGAATGTTTGCGCCTTCGCCGTTGGCGGGTGGGCGCACATGCGTAGCGTGAGCCAGGAAATGCGTG